CGCCAGAGTGGGCGAAGTGGGAGAACAAAACAGGCCAGACTATTACACAAGCACAAGACAAGATTGGCATTGCGGATCTTCTATTTCTTGCGTGGAATGCAATGAAGCGCGAAGCTGGTGGCAAGCCGGTCAAGGGCTATGAAATCTGGTGCGAGACAGTCGCAGACGTGACAGTCGGTGAGGTTCTCCCAAAAGCTACGCCGCCGGAAGCGTAAATCGAATCCTGGTGGATTTAGCTTTGGCCACTGGGATACCGATGAGCGAATGGCAGACGGCGGAGCAAATCTACACAGCACTTGAGATTTTGGAGAAGCAAAATGGCGGATAGCGTTGAAATTGCCTATGACAAAGCAGACCTACGCCGCGTGCTCGGTGCGTTTAAGGCAATGGACGAAGAGGCTACAGTCCAGGCCAAAGCTGCTTCTGGCGCTCTTGCAGAGTTTGCCCAGGACAAAATTATAGGCACTGCCACAGCTCGCGGACAAGCAGCGGAAAGAATTGCTCGCGGATCACGAGTTTCTAAGTCGTCAAAGATAGGTGAGTTATCTTTTGGCTTTGCCGGTCAAAAGTTTTCAGGCGGTGGCACAACAAAAGACCTCTGGGGCGGCAATGAATTTGGATCTAACAAGTTCAAGCAATTCCCAATCTGGTCAGGTACAGGGCCAAAAGGTCGAGGATCCAACGGCTGGTTTATTTATCCAACTTTGCGCGCCATTCAGCCAGAAATCATTGCTAAGTGGGAAAATGCCTTCGAAAAGATTCTTAAGGAGTTCTAATGGTCGCACAGAGTAGAACGCTAAAGCTCTCAATACTTGCCGACGTTGACCAACTCAAAAAATCACTTAACAGTGCCAACGCAGACGTAGAAGGATCTAGCAATAAACTGGGAGACTTTAGCAAGAAAGCTGGACTGGCCTTTGCCGCAGCGGGCGCAGCTGCCGGCGCTTATGCAATAAAGCTGGCGATTGACGGCGTCAAGGCTGCAATTGAAGATGAAGCTGCTCAAACTCGACTTGCAACATCATTAAAAAATGCAACAGGTGCAACAAATGAAATGATTAAATCTGTTGAAGAACAAATACTTAAAACATCGTTAGCCACTGGTGTCACCGATGACAAGTTAAGGCCCGCTTTATCTAGGTTGGCTCTTTCCACAGGTGACGTTACGAAGGCTCAAGATTTATTAAGTCTTGCGCTAGATATTAGTCAAGCAACAGGGAAAAGCCTTGACAGCGTCGCAAATAGTCTAGGCAAGGCTTATGACGGCAACACCACTGCACTAGGCAAATTAGGTATTGGGCTATCGTCTGCCGAATTAAAATCTATGTCATTTACCGAAGTACAAACAAAACTTTCAGATTTATTTGGTGGAGCAGCTGCGGCTAATGCGGACACTTATGCAGGCAAAATTGCAAGACTTAAAGTTGGATTTGATGAGGCAAAAGAGACGCTAGGCACTGCGTTACTACCTCAACTAGAAAAATTTGTAACTTTTTTGAACTTGCAAGCATTGCCTAGTTTAGATTTGATTATTGCCGGTTTTACAGGCAAAAAAGGATTTAGCAACGCAATAGGCAATTCTGAATCTAGCGCATTCAAATTAGGCGTAGAAATGAAAAAACTGACAAACACATTTGGAAGTTTTTTCTCCGTTTTTAGTTCTGACGGCGCTGATTCTCTAGGCGGATTTTTAGGCGTAATTCAAGGTCTAGTCAAGGGCATTACAGCCGTTTTAATACCTTTCCAAATTGCACTTGATTTAATTGTGCGATCTATGAATGAACTTATTAAAGTTATCAATTTATTTCCGGGCCAGGACTTGAAACCATTGAGGACTATTGTGACTTTGCCTGGTGATCCTCAATACAAAACGCCAACAGCCGGCAGGTCATTCTCGGGCGGTTCAGGTAGTTTCAGTGCTAGTTTTGACACAGGTGTGGGATCTACTGGCGGGAGTGGTACAGGGTCAATTCCTAGCGTTCCACGCACTTCAGTCAATGCTGGAATTGTCGCAGCTGTATCCGGAGCTGCCATGAGTAATAAATACTTTGGCGGTGCAATCAATACCGGATCAAGTAATTACGGCGGCTTAGGCGGCGCAGGAATGGCCGGCGGTGGCGGAGCGCCTGTCATAAACGTGACTGTCAATGGCGCATTAGATTCCGAAGGCACAGCTCGCACTATTGTCAATACATTAAACGATTCATTTTATAGGGGCACGGGCGGAGCAAATGCCTTTGCACTAGCTCGCTCATGACGCAATGGGCGCCGGTATGGCGAGTTAAGATTTCAGGCGTTGACGTCACGGATTCGGTTTTGGCTAGTCTGAACATTACTTCAGGCCGCACGAATATCTATGAGCAAGCCCAAGCCGGATATTGCTCAATCACTCTAATTGTGTTCAACCAGGCAGCCATTGGCTACGAGATAAACGACACTTTATCAGTCGAAGTTCAAGATACGTCGGCCGTCTATAAACCTATCTTTGGCGGCTCAATCGTGGACATAGCTGTAAGCGTGTCAGAGGTCGGCTCAAGCGCATACACGCAGGAAGTGACCATAACTGCCCTGGGCGCTTTAGCAAGGCTGCAAAAGGCTCTTACGGACGGAGTTTTGAAACAGGATTTTGACGGCGACCAAATATATACAATTTTGTCACAAGTGCTCTTTTCGCAATGGCAACAAGTACCGGCGGCTTTGACTTGGGCAAATTATGATCCAACAATCACATGGGCCAACGCCGAAAACACAGGATTGGGCGAAATTGATACGCCTGGCAATTACGAGTTAGCACAGCGCGCTTCATCACGAATCGTTATATATGACTTGGTAGCCGCTTTAGCAACTTCCGGCCTGGGATATATTTACGAGGACGCCAACGGCCTAATTGGCTATGCGGACTCAACACATAGAACAACTTACCTAGCCGCTAATGGCTACACAGATTTAACTGCCAATCAAGCGCTAGGCCAAGGCATAACAATCAAAACTAGAGCTGGCGACGTGCGTAATGACGTCACAATAAAATATGGGATTAGCAGCGGCAGCGAAGTTAGCGGCACAGACGAAACATCGATTGGCCTTTATGGTCAATTGTCTCAAATAATCAGCACGACCATAAAACACCGGGCAGACGCCGAAGCCCAAGCGGCGTTTTATCTTGCATTAAGAGCTTATCCACAGCCAACTTTTGATTCAATAACCTACGCGCTGACCAATCCAGAGCTAGACAATGATGATCGAAACAGTCTGATTAACGTTTTTATGGGCCAGCCGATAGCCTTAAATGACTTGCCGCTTAATATGTCTGCCGGTACTTTCCAAGGCTTTGTCGAGGGCTTTAATTTTAGGGCCAGCTATAACGAGTTAGCAGTCACTTTGCTCATGTCACCGTTGGCATATTCGCTTCAGGCTATGCGCTGGAATGACGTGCCAATAAATGAACGTTGGAATAGCGTGTCGCCTATTTTGACGTGGGAATATGCAACAATCGTCTCATAAAATGAAAGGAAAATAAATGGCTAATCCAACAACAAACTATGGCTGGCCAATGCCGCTGACAACCGATTTGGTCACAGGACTTCCAGCGCAATTTGCGGCATTTGGTCAACCAGTGGACACATCTTTGAAGGCTCTTAATCCAGAAACAACTTTGGGCGATATCTCTTATAGATCATCAACATCAAACACAAACACACGTTTAGGCATTGGATCTACTGGTCAAGTGCTAACAGTGGCAAGTGGCGTTCCTTCCTGGGCTACTCCAGCCGCCGCAACTGGTGGATTTACATTTATTTCTAGATCAACATTTTCAGCACAAGGGACGGCCGATATTGATAACGTATTCACAAGTACTTACGAAACATATCAAATTGTTATTGAATATGCCTTTTCTTCAGTTGATTCAGATTTGCACATGCAACTTCGTTACGCAGGGCCAAATACCGAAACGGCTGGCTATTATGGCAAGTTTGCAAATTTTGCCGCAAGCTACGGCAACACGGCAATCACTAATGCAGCACAAGCTGTTTTGCTAACTGGCACACGAACTTCTGCGGATCAGGCCTCAAACGGAACTTTTTACATTAACAACGTTGGAAATGGTTCAAGAAATCCAATGGGCTATGCGATTGGCTGGGGCGCTAGTGGATTAGCTCCATCAATGGGAAGTTTTTATCAAGCCACAGCAAGAGTTTATACAGGTTTTAGACTTAAAAACGCATCAGGCAACATCAGCGCAGCAGTATCCGTCTATGGATTGGCTAAGGCATAATGACAAACGATAATAAATACACATACGATGCTGCGACTGGCGAAGAAGTTATTTTGCCAATGACAGATGAAGAGCAAGAAGCAAGAGACGCTGAAATAGCAGCTAATACGCAAATCAAAGCGGACAAAGAAGCCGACGACGCAGCAAAGCTCGCAGCAAAAAAAGCGGTATTAGAAAAGCTAGGATTGACGGCCGAGGAAGCGGCAGCATTGCTCGCATGACTTATCCGCAAGGCACAGCCGCAGCTGTAATTGAAGCTGCGCTTGCCGAGGTTGGCACAGTAGAAAAGGGCGAGAACCTTACAAAGTACGGCAAATTTGCAAAAGCCGACGGGCTGCCTTGGTGCGGTTCTTTTGTAAATTGGTGTGCAAATGAAGCTGGCGTCAAGATTCCGAGCATGGTTAGCACAGCTGCCGGAGCACAAAAGATGAAGGATCTTGGCCGTTGGAGTGAAGTGCCAAAACTAGGCGACCTTTGCTTTATGGACTTTCCTCATGACGGCGTAGATCGCATAAGCCACATCGGCATTGTAGTCAAGGTAGGCCTGAAAACCGTTCTCTGCATCGAGGGCAATACGTCAGGCAACGGAGATCAACGCAATGGCGGAATGGTCATGATTAAAGAGCGATTCTTAGGCAAAGAAATAGTCGGTTTTGGTCGTCCAAAGTACGTTGAATATGCCGGAGAATTTCCTTTAGTAGAGCTACCAAAGGCCACTACTAAGGAGAAAAAACGATGAAAGAATTGAAGCCAATGCTGGCAAGTTATGCCAGGTCATTCATTGCGGCAAGTCTTGCGGTCTATATGGCCGGCGTAACAGATCCAAAGGCTATTTTGTCAGCTGGCGTTGCAGCTGTTTTGCCGGTACTTATGCGCTGGTTAAATCCTAACGATAAGGTTTATGGTCGCAAGTGATCCGAAAACTGCAAGCGGCAGCGCTGACGGTGTTCTTATCGCTGGCGTTGTCGTCTTGCGGTTATGAAGGATACACGCGCTATCCATGCCAGGAATTTGAGAATTGGGAAAATGATGAATGTCAACGACCGCGCTGCGAAGCCCAAGGGATCTGCACAGAGGACTTACTTGGAGACATTATTAAGCCACAATCAAAACAGCCATAAGCCAAAGCGTTTAACGCCAGAGGAAATCAAGGCAAGGTTGATTCTATTTATCGGCATGACTCTTTCAATCGTTTTCTTAATCGTGACTCTGGGCATTACCTACGCCCTAATCTTTGTCACGCAGCCGGTCGCCTCTCAAGCTCCTAACGACGCAGCTTTCATCGACCTACTTAAAACGCTGGCCATATTCCTGACTGGATCACTGGGCGGCGTACTTGCTTCCAATGGCCTTAAGGATAAAACGGCTAACGACACGCCGGAAATCACGCCTAATCCTTGATTTTGTCAGGCCTTGCCGTCATGCTTTTATCAGCGGCAACGACAAGGTCGCTACGGGAGCAATATGTACAGCATGGGCGAAGTATTTATGTGGGCCGTAATTGGCCTAATTTTAGGCTTTACTAGTGGTTACACAGTAGGCCTCAAGGAAGGCAATCGAGTCGGCTACGTACGCGGCAAGATTTCAGCTAGCAAATGGTCAAACCGATCATGAGTTTCTTAGACAATTATGAGACAGTCAATCAGAAAGTAATCCGGCTACACGCTACCTATCCCACAAATCGGATAGAAACTTCAATCATTGACTGGAATGCGGAAAAGGGCTTTATTCTTATTGAGTGCCGCATTTATCGCCGGTACGAAGATGAAAAGCCTGCGGCTATCGACTACGCACATGGCATGGTCGGGGCATATAACGTCCAGATGAAACGCTGGTATGTAGAAGATACGGTTTCCAGCGCAATCGGAAGATGTGCAAGCGTGGTGTTAGGCATGGAGACTAAAGCTTCAAAGGAAAGCATGGAACAAGTCGAACACATGCCAAAGGCTTTTGTGGAAGAGGATCCCTGGGCTAAGCCAATTTGGGAAGAGGGCTTTACAACAGCCAAAACAGCGGTGCAAGAAATCGAGGCAACACTAGGCGGCGTTCAAGTAGCAGCTGCGCCAATATGCCCACATGGTCACATGATCTGGCGCTCTGGCGATAAGGGCGGCAAAGCCTGGGGCGGATATATGTGCGTTGAAAAGAGCAAGCCTAAGCAATGTCCGCCGCGTTGGTATGTACTGGCGTCAGACGGCCAGTGGAAGCCACAGGTGTAGTCATGGGCGACTTTGAGATGATTAACCTGAACACTGGTAATCGCTTGCGTATCGACAAGGACGGCACAGAGCTGCGAGACGACGTCAGTCCACCTGCCGTTGAATGGTGTGACAGAGGCCAGCACTATGCAGCAAAATTAGGCGGACGTGATGAGGGCGGCATTTTGTGGGTCTGCCTGGAATGTGGCCGCAATTGATCCGCATGACGATTAGCGAAGCCGATGAATGGGCAATACATAATCGGGCAGCGTCGGTCATATTCTCTATGAGCGACCTAAGCGATATTGAGCGATACAACACGAAGCTGAATAACTATGAGCGCGTCACAGAGTATGCAGAATCTTTAGGCGCTGAAATGGTTGTAGCGCGCTACTTTGGCCTGGATTATGACGTCAACATATCGCAGGGCAAGCGCAATGCCGACGTTGGCAAAGGCATAGAAGTTAAGTGGACAAGCTACATAAATGGATCGTTGATTATCTATCCGAATGACAGAGTAGACGACGTTGCAGTGCTGGTCGTAGGTCGATCACCGGACTATCACATAGCAGGCTGGCTGCCGGTCAAAATGGCTATGCAAAAGCAATTTAAGAATAGTCAACAGGAATCCTGGTGGGTCGGTCAGGCTAGCCTTAATCCAATAGGAGACTTGGAAAGGAGCAGCTATGCGGCAACTCATATTTGATTGCTCGATATGTGCCAGGATTTCAGGAGACGGGCGCAGAATGCACTTACTTACAAAAGGGCCAGAGTTAACGCTCCATGAATGGTTTAGCCAATGTTCAGGATGTGGCACATTCGGCGTCAAGGTGGTTGATGAGTCGTTAGTGCTTGATGAATAGCCCTGTGGATAACTTGTGGATAACACGCCCAAGCCTACGCTTAAAACATGTGGATAACTTCAAGGTGCTTGACTTAATAGTGTACGCTGGAGCATACAAGTCGAGGGAGTTTTAATGATCCCGAAACAGAATGATTCTTACTCTTTCAGCATTCAGGTAAAGAGATATATAAAAAAACTGGTGCTGTTATCGGTAAGCCTAAGCGCAGTAATAGGCCACAGCTCTGCCTACGGCGTCGATTATCGAGACTCTCTTAAGTTATATGCTCATAGTAGAATCGTTAATGACAGCCAATATCAATGCTTTTACAAGCTGATTAGTGAAGAAAGTAATTGGCGTGTTAATGCTAAGAATGGATCTCATTACGGCATAGGCCAAATGCGTAACACTAAGTACAGGGATCTAGACGGCTTTACTCAAGTGCGCTGGTCTATTAAGTACATGAAGGGCAGATACGGCAGCATGTGCAATGCTTGGCACTTCTATCTTAAGAAGGGCTATCACTAATGGCAAGCATCAGTGCAAGGGCTACTGGTGGCAACACTAGAGCCTGGCGCAAGATACGTGAACGGATACTTATACGTGACGGCTTCTGTTGCCAATACTGCGGAGAAGAAAACGCAACCACAGTCGATCATGTAATACCGATAAGCCGAGGTGGTACTGATGAGCCTGACAATCTTGTAGCTGCGTGTTCTCGTTGCAATTATCAGAAAAAGGACAAGACAGGCCAGTTTTTTGGACAGCCTAGGACAC